ATCAAAAGCATTTAGTCAATCTCATACTTCAGCAACAGGTGTTAGAGGTAAGAGAACAAGTCAAGGTAGAGGTAATGTTGGCTTCTCTACCATGAATAAGAATAAGAAAGCTAACCATAAGAAATATAGAGGGCAAGGTAAATGAACATACAATTTGAAGAAGAACTAACAGAACTTTTAAACAAATACTATTCAAGTAATTGGGATTATGTCTGGGAGTTTGAAGGAGAAACTATACACACTACATTGTGGTTGGGGGAAGAAAAAGAATGAACATATTTTATTTTGATGAGTGTCCAATCAAGTCGGCACAAGCACAGCCTGATAAGATGCTAGTGAAAATGCCACTTGAAACAGCACAGATGTTATGCACAGCACATAGAGTGTTAGATGGTGATGACTATGCAGATGCTAATGGATTGTACAAAGAAGCATACAAGAATCATCCATGCACTATATGGGCAAGAGAATCTTGGGATAACTATCAATGGTTATACAAACACTTCATAGCACTAGGTGATGAGTATAAACACAGGTATGGTAGAGAACATGCAAGTATTACAAAGCTAAAAGATGCTTTGTTTTTTCATCCTGATAACATTGAAGACAAAGGATTGACACCACTGGCACAGGCTATGCCCGATGAATACAAAGATGATAACCCTATTAAAGCATACAGGAATTATGTGATACATGAAAAACATTATGCACAATGGAACAAGAATAGAGAACAACCAACATGGTGGAGACTATAATATGTATGAAGGATATAAAAAATTAAACAAAGACGAATACCGAGAGTTTGAATCTTGGATTCAGAATAATAATCAAGAGCTTTATGAGAACAAAATAGCTTATGAAGTTCGTTGGAAAGAGGATGAATATTATTATGTTAAACTTTATGATGAAAGTATTTATACATTAAATGATATTTTGCTTGACATTCATCAAGGATTAGTGTAGAATGTGCAACATGACATCGAGTAACCAAAGAACTTTAAGCCCTCTATCTCCAAATATAAAACTATTTGGTTTGGCTTCAGTCCATGACTCCGAGAGTAGTCAGCTCAAAACTCTCCCAGTTTTAACGACTTCTAATAATAACTAAACCGTAGGAGGTAAATATGATAGTAGAAGGAACTGCGTATTGGGCAAGTATTAAAGAGCCTAATACCACTTATGAACCTATGTACACAATCAACTTAGTTGTTGATGAAGAGACAGCAAATGACTTTGCTTCTCGTGGACATACCATTAAGCAGATGGATGAAGGTTCTGCTATAGTAATTAAAAGGAAAGTAAATGGACCAAATGGTATGGTCAGAGTTGCTCCTAGATTACTAGACCAAAACAAACAGGAAGTTAATCTTGCTGTGGGTAATGGCTCTAAGGTTAGAGTCCAATATAATGAATACGATTGGGAGTATGCAGGTAAAGCAGGGAAAGGTCTTGACTTACAAGCTGTTCAAATCGTAGACTTAGTGGAGTATAAATCGCAAGATGGCTCTGAATTTTTTGATGAAGACGAGGAATTTTAATATGATTATTACTATTAAGAATGATGATGGTGAATTAGTCTATGATGTTTCTAACATTGAGGACGAGCAAAAGAAAGCAGGTGCTAACATATCTATCAGTAAGATAGGCACATTAAATGTGTTAGTTGAAGCTTTAAATTATGCTTCTCAAGGTCATCAAAATAATCTTGAAGCTATTCTAAAGGATTCTCCTGAAGCTATAGTTGAACAAGAAGATGAATCAGAGACATCAGAAGACTCTGAGTAAATATAAATCGGCTAGGTGTAAAAGCCTAGCCACATTTCTAATGGAGATAGAATGCAACAAGAAAGAACTCAATTTATTAAACACAAATTACCTTGCCCTAAATGTAGTAGCAGTGATGCTGTTTCTCTAAATGAGAATGGTTCTGCTAAATGTTTTAGTTGTAATACATTCTTTACAGACTATGACAATGAATCAACTGGTAAGGTAGTTGAGATGACGAGTAAACCTAAACCTGATAATACATTCCTTACATCTTATACCGGTGCTTATGGTGCTTTAACTGACAGAGGTATCTCTGAAAATACAGCAACTAAGTTTGGTGTTAAGATAGTAAAAGATAGGAATAATAATGTCACCCAACATATCTATCCATACTTTAATGGTAATGAAGTTGTTGGTACTAAGACTAGGTTTGTAGCTAACAAAGGCTTTACTACTAATGGTACCTTTGAGAATACTGGTTTATTCGGAGAGCAACTGTATGGAAATACAGGTGGTAAGTATCTGACTATTACTGAAGGTGAGTGTGATGCTATGGCAGTACATGAACTCTTTCAAGGTAAGTGGTCAGTAGTATCTCTTAAACGTGGAGCTTCGGCTGCTGTTAAAGATATACGAGAGAGTATTGAATTTGTAGAATCATTTGATAATGTAGTGTTATGTTTTGATAATGACAAGGCAGGTAAAGAAGCTGCAAAAGCTGTAGCTAAAATACTAAAGCCTAACAAAACTAGAATCATGTCATTCCCGAATGGATTCAAAGATGCAAATGAAATGCTTAAGCAAAAGAAATTCCAAGAGTTTACTCAAGCATGGTGGAATGCTAAGACGTATACTCCTTCAGGTATCATGGAACTATCATCACAAAAAGGTGATTGGTTACATAGAGAAGAGAAGGAGAGTATTGCATATCCATGGGAAGGTTTGAACAAGAAACTATATGGAATGCGTAAAGGAGAACTGGTCACACTTACAGGTGGCACAGGACTCGGTAAGTCTAGTGTAACTAGAGAGCTAGAGCATTGGCTTATTAAGAACACAGATGATAACGTAGGTATCGTAGCACTTGAAGAGAACTGGTTAAGAACTGCTGATGGTATCTTATCTATTGAAGCTAACGACAGAATATATTTATCAGAGAAAAGAAAGAACTATACTGATGAAGACTTGATGGCTTTGTTTGATAAGGCTATACCTGAAGGTAGAGTTTATATCCATGCTCACTTAGGTGCTACTGATATTGATGATATCTTTGCCAAGCTTAGATATATTATTGTAGGCTGTGAATGTAAATGGGTGGTGGTTGACCACTTACATATGCTTGTCAATGTTCTCCATGAAGGAGACGAGAGACGAGGTATTGATATGTTGATGAATAAATTACGTAGTTTAGTTGAAGAGACTGGAGTAGGTATGATATTAGTATCTCATTTACGTAGAGCAAGTGGTGATAAAGGACACGAGCAAGGTATCGAAGTATCTCTATCACATTTAAAAGGCTCACAAGGTATAGCACAGTTATCTGATTGTGTGATTGCACTAGAAAGAAACCAACAAGCAAGTAATCCTGAAGAAGCAAACACCACTAAGGTTCGTGTATTAAAATCTAGATACACAGGTGATACAGGTTTGGCTTGTGGTCTTAGATATAATCCTGATACTGGTAGATTGTTTGAAGTATCAGAGGAGGAAACATTTGACAATGAACAATTCTAAAATAGTATTTGACATAGAAGCTGATGGACTTCACCCTAATAATGTGTGGTGTATTGTAGCTAAAGAACTAGATGGTAAGATACATACATTTGATAACACACAAATAGAAGAAGGAATTAAATTCTTACAACAAGCTGACACACTTATAGGTCACAACATCATAGGTTATGATATACCTGTACTAGAAAAACTTTACGGTGCTAAGTTTAATTGTAAGATAGAAGATACATTAGTTATGTCAAGACTATTTAATCCTGTCCGTGAGAATGGACATGCTTTAAAAGCTTGGGGTTGGAGAGTCGGACTTTTAAAACAAGAACAGCCTGAAGACTTTGATTCATATACTCCTGAGATGTTAGAGTATTGTATTCAAGATGTTAAGTTAAATGAAGCTGTATATAATTATCTTATAAAAGAGGGACAGATATTTAGTCCTGACTCTATTAAACTTGAGCATGATGTTGCTAAGATAATGAAAGAACAAGAGAAGACTGGATTCTTTTTCAATACTCAACAAGCTATGGAACTTCTTGCTGAACTCAAAGCAAAGCAACTTGCTGTAGAAGATGAAGTACATAATACTTTCAAGCCTAAGTTAGTTGATGATAAGTTAGTAACTCCTTATGTTAAGAAAGATGGTGAGTTATCTAAACGTGGATTGACTGATGAAGAATATGATAAGTGTATCAAGACTCAAAGTGTTGAACCATTTATGAGACAGAAGTTAGTTGACTTTAATCTTGGCAGTCGTAAACAGATTGGAGAGTATCTTATAGACTTTGGTTGGAAGCCTGTTAAGTTTACACCTACAGGTCAGCCGATAGTTGATGAAGGTACTTTGAAAAAGATTGAACACATACGAGAAGCTAAACTCATTGCAGACTTTCTCTTATATCAAAAAAGAATAGCACAAGTTACATCTTGGATAGACGAACTTAAAGATGATAGAGTTCATGGTAGTGTAATACCTAATGGAACTATCACAGGTAGAATGACACATAGAAATCCTAACATGGCACAAGTACCTAATGCAGGTAGTCCATATGGTAAAGAGTGTCGTTCATGTTGGTCTGTTCCTGAAGGATATAAACTTGTAGGTATAGATGCTAGTGGATTAGAACTTAGAATGTTAGCACACTATATGGATGACCCTGATTATATTGAAGAGGTTATCAATGGAGACATTCATACTACTAATCAAAATCTTGCAGGTCTTAAAACTAGAGACCAAGCTAAGACATTTATCTATGCATTAGTTTATGGTGCAGGTGATGCTAAGATTGGTAGTGTAGCAGGTGGAGGTATTAAGAAAGGTAAAGAACTAAAACAAACTTTCTTCAAGAACTTACCTTCACTTAGAACTTTAAAAGATAAAGTACAGAAAGCTTCTGAACGAGGATTTCTAAAAGGATTAGATGGTCGTAAGATATATGTACGTAGTCAACATGCTGCACTTAATACTTTATTACAAGGCGGGGGTGCCATTGTTATGAAGAAAGCCATGTGTATCTTACAAGATTTAATAAACTTAAATACTCTTGATGCAAAATTTGTAGCTAACATTCATGATGAGTGGCAGATACAAGTCAAAGAATCTA